CTGGACATCGAAGATAAACCTCGATGAAGCCAAAGAATCCGAGGAGGTGTCTGACGAAGGCATGTGCCTGAACGCGATACTGCAAACACAACTCACATTCGACGCCGCCGGGCACCGCTACCAGCGCACGGTATCGGAGATCATCATGGCAGCGGGCGGTAGGAAGGCAATTAGCGGTGACGTCTACGCCGATGACTGCAACGCGGTGCTGTCACGGCATGGCCTGTTTGTAGACGGCGGGCTGCTGGTCATATCGAACACGCACAACGAGCTGAAACGGATGCTTCGTGATACGCCGTGGGCGGCTGGCTGGCGGCGGGTACTGTCGCGGCTACCGGGTGCCGATGTATGCCCAGCGCCGCAACGGTTCGCCGGATCACAGACGCGGGCTATACGTGTGCCGCTGGATTCGTTTTTGTGAAGTGGTGGGAAATGCAAGATTAGCGCCCAAATGGGCGCTTTTTTATGCCTAGCCGTTACGTTTCTGTACCGCTGTAACGGTGCGTACCGGTCAAAAATCCAGTTTTTGTGATAAATATCAATAACTTATACAACCGTTACGTTTGTTACGGTACGCGGCAATAGATAGACCTATAGAGATAGAGACTCATAGGTCAGCATGACAATATCTACCCCTCTCTATTAAATTAAATCTTTTTTAGTTATTTTTGTTATTATTGTCACATAGCTTTGATTTTACTGGATTTTTTAGCGGTACAAGTTTAATTAGGAGCGTAACGTCTGTAACGGGCGTAACGATAGCGGGGCATGGCTAGCCGGGCGCGGTTCAGTAATAGCAAAAACCTACCAACACCAACCACCACATAAAAATTACTCATTAGCCACCACGCCACGGCGGGTTCATACTTTGGGTATCACAACGGAGGAGGTCAGGGCATGAGCACAGGAATCGGACGGCATAAGTTTGTAGGTGGTGACGAATACGCTCGCAGTGCGTACAGCACGCCGAAGGCAATATGCCCTTACTGTGGCTATGACGGCTGCGAAGCAGATTATGTAGATGTTGGTGTTGGTATGGTTCAGTGTGGCCCGTATTACTGCACAGAATGCCACGCTAGCGAAGCCAGCTATTTGGATACAAGAGAGCTTTCAAACCAAGAAAAAGAAACAGGCTGGTATGAGCCGGAGTCCCCGGTAAGCGAAAACGCCAATACGGTAGGCGGGATGCTGGTAGATCATAAAACAGCTAAGGCTATGTACGTTAATGGCCTACTTGACAGTAAGGAGTTAAACCTATGACCACAACCAATATCCAAACAGACACCGCGCGTGCCCTATGCGCCCGCATACAGGCCGCAGCGATAAAATGCGAGGCTTACCATGTGTTTGTGGATTACGCGGCGCATACGAGCGGATTGACCATTCGCGTGCATGACTGCCGCATGGATTACAGCGCGCCACCTTCAACGTGGCCGGAGCCGATGCTTTACGAGACCGTCTACCTGAATGCCGAATGGTGCGATGCCGTCGCAAAACTAACCGAGATTGTTGATCAGCTACAGCGACTGGAGGTGGAGGTATGAACAATTTTGAGCACGCAGAGCGACTTGCCGAGTTAACCGCCATGGGCACACATGAGCTGGCGCTAATGGTGATCAGGTTAGAGCGGGATGTCGACGCGTATCAGTTAAGCGATGAGCTACAGGTTGCGTTGCGGCAGCGGGGAGAGCGTGACGCCTTGCAGCAGCTAAACGCCGCCATGGAGCGAGAGGCGTCGCTGGTGGCGCATGTGGAGCAGTTAAGTTACGTCATCGTTGACGCGAAGCGTTGCGCTGCAGTGTTGGCCTTTCCCTCAAATTACAATGCTTCGGATTATCAAAGCTTCGCAGACGCTGTGATGGGTAATATTGAAACTTTGAGCAAGCAAGAGCCTACAAACGCCCTCACCCGCCGCGACCTGATTAAGCAGGCGGAAGCGTTGGAGCTTGTTAATTGTCAGTCAGGGCCGCAAGAAGATACGCCGCAGGAGGATGCGTTTGATGCCGGGTGGGCCGCTGCATTTGAACTTATTCGCCAGTTTGCATCAGAACTACGCCAACGCGCCCAGGAGCTAACCGAATGACCACCAGAACCTTCACCCTGATATACGGCAAGACCCGCGACACGATGACGGATGATCTAACGTTTGAAACGCTCGCACGGGCAAAAGTGGCGTACTACGCCATGACGATGAACAACTATTGCGCGTTGCAGCGGGACGGGTATACGCTGATGAGTAATGTAAACGAGGGGCCGGTGTCGGCTAATTTGGGAGGTGGGAAATGATTAAAATACTAGAAGGCGATTTTTACAAAAAAGGCTACTGTGTCTTTAACAAGCGCAGCCGGATTATCGCACTAAACACGGGCGCGTTTGCCACAAGCAAATATAGCTTTGACGACATTCAGGAGTTCCAAGAGCTTTCGCAGGACAATGCCAAGTCTGTGCTAGGTACGTTAGGCTGGGGAACGGCAGGACTGGTAGCGCTTGGCCAATTAGGCGCGTTGGCCGGACTACTATGCGGCGGCAACAAAAAGAAAGCGTCATTTGTGATAAAGCTCAACGATGGAAAGGTTGCTATTTGTGAAGGCAGCCAAAAAGAGTTCACTGAGTTTCGTTTCGCGCTAGGCATGATATAATCACCCCAACACGGCCCCTCTTGCGCACTGCGTACTGAGGGGTTTTTTGTGCTAGTATGGACGCAATAGAAACCAGAGGAGATGAACATGCCGATTCCACAAACGGTCGATGAAAACGGCCATATCACGTATCACCTAAATGATGAGCAAATTGCCGCATTTGATAAGATTGTTAGTCAGCCCGCTGCTGAGTGTGAGTCGTTTGCCGAGCTGCTAAACA